TTCAATGAAGCAAAGAACTGATTATGTTGAATCTATATTAGAAGATATGCAAACAAAAGAAATATCTGATAATATAATGGCGCAGCTTGGGGTTAATGTGTATAGCAATGATCGAGAAACATTACCTGAAAACGAAGAAGAACTTTCTTTACATATGCAGCTTGAATATAAGCAATCAATTGAAATAGCTGAAGAACAAGCAATTAATACAGTATTTAATTCTAATAATTATGATCTAATACAAAGAAGAATCAATTATGATTTAGCTGTAATTGGTATAGGCTGTATTAAGAATGAGTTTAATACGTCACAGGGAATAAAAATAAAATATGTAGACCCTGCTGACGTTGTTTATTCTTATACATATTCACCTTACTTTGATGACATATATTATATAGGTGAAGTTAAAGCAATGACTATCAATGAGTTAAAGCAGCAATTTCCAGATTTAACAGATGAAGAATTAGAAGAATTAACAAAACAAGGAGTACAAACTGGAGCATCACATAATAGATATATAAATGAAGATGCAGTATTAGATGCAAATACAATACAAGTTTTATATTTTAATTATAAAACTTATAATAATGAAGTATTTAAAATAAAGAAAACAGCAACAGGTGCAGATAAAGCTATTAAAAAAGATGATCAATTTAATCCACCTAAAGACGATAGATCAAGATTTTCTAAACAATCAAGATCTATTGAAGTTGTATATGACGGTGCATTTGTACTTGGCACTCGTAAATTATTAAAATGGGGTATATCTAAAAATATGGTAAGGCCTAAAAGTGATACAACAAAAGTAATGATGAATTACAATGTTGTTGCACCAAGATTATATAAAGGTCGTATAGAATCATTAGTTAGTAGAATAACAACATTTGCGGATATGGTTCAGTTAACGCATTTAAAACTACAACAGGTTTTATCAAGAATGATACCAGATGGAGTTTATTTAGATGCAGATGGATTAGCTGAAATAGATTTAGGTAATGGCACAAATTATAATCCGCAAGAAGCATTAAATATGTTTTTTCAAACCGGTTCGGTTATTGGTAGATCAATGACAACCGATGGCGATATGAATGCTGGAAGAGTGCCAATACAAGAATTAACATCAAACGGTGGTAATAATAAAATAGCTTCATTAATAAGCACATACAATTATTATTTACAAATGATACGCGACGTTACCGGATTAAATGAAGCAAGAGACGGTTCGTTGCCAGATAAAAATGCGTTGGTTGGTATACAAAAGTTAGCGGCAGCTAATTCAAATACCGCTACAAGACATATATTACAATCTAGTTTATATCTTACAGCTAGAACAGCAGAAGCTATTAGTTTAAGAATATCAGATATATTAGAGTATTCACCAACTAAGGATGCATTTATATCTAGTATAGGAAGATTTAATGTGGCAACATTAGAAGACATTAAAAATATGCATTTGCATGATTTTGGAATTTTCATTGAACTATCACCAGATGAAGAAGAAAAACAAATGCTAGAAAATAATATTCAACAAGCATTAGCTAAAGATCAAATATATTTAGAAGATGCTATTGATATTAGAGAAATAAAAAATATAAAACTTGCTAATCAACTATTAAAAGTTCGTAGACGTAAAAAATTAGAACAAGACGGACAAAGACAGCAAGCAAATATTCAAGCACAAGCGCAAGCTAATACACAAGTTACGCAAGCTTCAGCACAAATGGAAATGCAAAAAAATCAAGCTATCTCACAACAAAAAGCAGAGTTAGCACAAGTTGAAGCAAATCTTGAAATACAAAAAATGCAACAAGAAAAAGAACTTAAGAAAGAACTTATGAAATATGAGTTTGATCTTAATATAGCTCTCAAAGATAAAGAGGGCGAAGTCTTTACTAGTCGAGAAAAATATAAAGAAGATAGAAAAGACGAAAGAACTCGAATACAAGCTTCTCAACAATCTAAGCTTATAGAGCAAAGAAAAGATAATAAAGGAGAACAAGAATTTGAATCTGCTGGTAACGATACCATGGGTAGCGGATTTAATTTAGAAGTATTTGAACCGAGATAACCCAATTATACTAATTTTATAATATTATATCATGGCAGAAGAAACAGTTAAAGTTGAAGAAGCTGTAAAAGAAACAGTTAAACAACAAGAAAAAAAGCAACCTGAACAAAAGGTTGAAACACCTAAACAAAAAGTTGAAACACCTAAAGAAGATGATGGTGTTATTAAAATAGATTTACGTAATTTAAAAGAAGAAAAAGATGCCGTTCAAGAGCAAAGCACAAATGAGGTACCTGTACGCGACGGATCCGAAACTAGCGAAGAGGTTCAAGAAGAAAACAAAGAGGAGTCTAAAGAGCCTACCGGAAAAATTAAACAAGAAGAAAACAATCAAAGTAACGAAAAGGAACAGGGGGAAGAAATAAATTCACCTATAGAATTAGTTACAGATGAAGAAACAAAAGAAGAAGAAAAAAGCTTAGTTGATAAAATAAAAGATATACCAAATAAGCTTAAAGAAGAACAAGAAGATGTAAATAATAATCAAGAAGCCAGGGAGTTACCAGAGAATGTAGAAAAGTTAGTACAGTTTATGGAAGACACTGGTGGAACTGTTGAAGATTATGTAAATCTAAACAGAGATTATAATGGTATGGACGATATGCAATTACTTCGCGAATACTATAGACAAACTAAACCTCATCTATCATCAGATGAAATAGATTTTTTAATTGATGATAATTTTTCGTATGACGAAGAAAGTGATGAGGAAAGGGAAATCAAGCGTAAAAAACTTGCTTTCAAAGAATCAATTGCAGAAGCTAAATCAAATCTAACTAACCTTAAGAGTAAGTACTACGAAGAACTTAAGTTAAGTTCCCGTTTGACTCCTGAGCAAAAAGAGGCGGTTAAGTTTTACGATGATTACAAAACGACAACAAAATCTACACAACAGCAGCGTGCTGTATTTGAAAAAACTACAAATGAATTATTTAATAATGAATTCAAAGGTTTTGAATACAAAGTTGGTAATTCAAGATACAGATACAATGTTAAAGATATAGATAATGTTAAAAATACTCAATCTGATATTAATAGTTTGGTTAGCAAATATGTTAATGAAAATAATGAAATGTCAGATGCTAAAGGGTACCATAAAGCATTGTTTACAGCAATGAATGCAGACGCTATTGCAAATCATTTTTATGAGCAAGGAAAATCTGATGCTATAAAAGAACAAATGAAAAGTTCAAAAAATATTAGCATGGATCCAAGAGGCTCGCATGAAAATGTAACTACAAATAGTGGAATGCAAGTCAAAGCAGTTAGTGGAGATGATATTGATCGTTTAAGAATTAAAATGAGACAATAACAATCTTTAAAATTAATTACAAATGGGATTATTTTCAACGGGTGGTGCGTTTCCAGCTGGATTAACGCCTGCCCCAACTAAAACGTTGTTTGGTACAAACTACCTAACATTTGATTCTGCCTCAGGAGGTGGAACGTTTGCACAACAATTTTTACCCGACGTATACGAAAAAGAAGTTGAAAGATATGGAAACAGATCTATAGGTTCTTTCCTTCGTATGGTTGGTGCTGAAATTCCTTCTGCTTCTGATCAAATTATTTGGTCTGAACAAGGAAGATTACACATAGCTTATGATAGTGCGTCTGCTAATACAACATCTGGTGTGATTACTGAAAACGGTCACGCAGTTAGAATTGGACAAACTGTTGCTATTATTGAAGCTGGTACACATCCTGGTGATGGTGTTACTTGGACTGCTGACAAAGTAGTTAAAGGTGTATGTACTGCTGTAGCTACTAATACATTTACTGTAAAAGCTTATGGTGGTTCTACATTAACTGCTGCTGGACTTACTTCAGGTAGCGCTGTTACTGTTAAGGTATTCGTTTATGGTTCTGAATTTTTAAAAGGAACTGCGGGTATGGCTGGTTCTATTGATGCTGGATTCCAAAAATTTAGCAATTCGCCTATCATTTTAAAAGATAAATATTCTATCTCTGGTTCTGATACTGCGCAAATTGGCTGGGTTGAGGTAACAACTGAAAATGGAGCTTCAGGATATTTATGGTATTTAAAATCAGAACATGAAACAAGATTAAGATTTGAAGATTATCTTGAAATGGCAATGGTTGAAGGCGAGCTTGCTGCTGCTGGATCTGGTGCTATAGGAGATAACTTTAAAGGTACTGAAGGTATGTTTGCAGCTATTGAGTCAAGAGGAAACATCTATCAAAACTTCAACTCAGGTGAAGATGCATTAGATAACTCTGACGGTTCTGCAAGATCTGGATTACAAGATTTTGATGAAATTCTTAAGAATTTAGATAAGCAAGGTGCTATTGAGGAAAACATGCTTTTCTTAAATAGAGCTACTGCTTTAACTTTTGATGATATGTTAGGAGCTGTTAATGCTCATTATAATGGTGGTACATCTTTTGGTGTATTTAATAATAGTGAGGATATGGCACTTAATTTAGGATTTAGTGGTTTTAGAAGAGGTTCTTATGACTTTTATAAAACTGACTGGAAATACTTAAACGATGCAACAACTCGTGGTTTAGGTGGTAATATTGATGGTGTACTTGTACCTGCTGGTACTTCAACAGTATACGATCAACAGCTTGGTAAAAACATTAAGCGACCATTCTTACACGTGCGTTATCGTGCTTCTGAAGCTGATGATAGAAAAATGAAATCTTGGATCACTGGATCTGTAGGTGGAGTTTATACTTCTGACGTTGATGAAATGAATGTACACTTCTTATCTGAAAGATGTCTGTGTGTTCAAGGAGCTAACAACTTCGTGTTATTTAAGACTGCTTCTCAAGTAGCTTAATACTTAATGTAAAGATGGGGTACCTTCGGGTACTCCTACCTTTACTTTTAATCATTTTTATTATATTATATTATGGCAACAAAAACTACGGCTAAAAAGCCACAAGCCCAAAAATCATGGGTGTTAAAAGATAGATCTTACGCTCTTAAAGGAAACAAAGAGCCTATAACCTTTAGATTAGCTTCAAGGCATCATTCAAGAACACCTTTAATGTGGTGGGATGAAGAAAAAGGTTATTCAAGAGAATTAAGATATGCTACTAATCAAAAATCACCATTTGTTGATGAACAAAAAGGTAGAGCAACGTTAGGGCATATTGTTTTTAGGGACGGTGTTTTATTCGTACCAAAAACAAATCAATCATTACAAAAATTATTATCATTATATCATCCAGGCAAAAATGTATTCTATGAAGAACTAGATGCGGTAGAAGAAGCTAAAGATGATTTATTTGATTTAGAATTAGAAATACAAGCTTTAAATATGGCTAAGCAAATGGATATAGATCATTCAGAAGCTGTATTAAGAGTTGATCAAGGAAATAAAGTTTCTAATATGTCTTCTCAAGAAATTAAAAGAGATATATTATTATTTGCAAAAAACAATCCAGATCTTTTTCTACAACTAGCAGAAGATGATAATGTACAATTAAGAAACTTCGGAATTAAAGCAACGGAAGAAGCTATAATTTTATTGTCAGAAGATCAAAGATCTTGGCATTGGGGTACTAATAATAGAAAACTATTTACAATACCATTTGATGAAAATCCTTATTCTGCATTAGCAGCATGGTTTAAAACTGATGAAGGAACCGAAGTTTATAAAACAATTGAAAAGAAACTAAAATAGTCATTCTATAGTGATGGGGTCGCTAAGAGTGGCCCTATTACTATAAATAATAAAAACATATGGTTAGCGTAGATAAAGTTTATCAAAGAGTATTAGCCATTCTCAATAAAGAGAATAGAGGTTATATGACGCCACAAGAATATAATTTATTAGCTAATCAAGCACAACTTGAAATATTTGAACAATATTTTTATGATTTAAATCAATATAACCGTAGGGGCGAAATAAATAATGCATATGGAAATATTGTAAAAAACATAAAAGAAAAAATTGATTTATTTAAAATTGTAAATTTTAATTTAAGTATTATTTCAGGGCAATATACTTTACCAGATAATTTATACAGACTAGGTACTGTACAATATACTAAATCAGGTACCTCAACTTATACAGGAAGTACAACAACAGATACTTGTGAAATTGAACCGGTATCTGGAAATGAATTTATCTATATAAATAATTCTCCACTTACAAGCCCATCAACAAGTTATCCTGTATATATTAGAGACGGTAATTCATTAACTGTTTATCCTAGCTCTATAGTTGATACTATTCAAATTTCATATGTTAGAAAACCCGCTGATGCTAACTGGACATCTTTTGAAGTTAACGGTGTTGCATTATATAATCCAGCCGCTTTAGATTATCAAGATTATGAGCTACATCCATCAGAAGAAACTGCATTAGTTAATAAAATATTAACATATGCTGGATTAGTAATTAAGCAGCCTGAAATAATTCAAGTTGCTGATGCTAAAGAAAATAAAAAAATAACTCAAGAAAAATCATAATAAATGGCATTAGCTAAAGTTATTCCCTCAGCACATTACACATCTAGTGATAAAGGCATTTATCAATTTATATCTATGGGAGATATAATAAATAATTTTATTGTTTCTCACGTAGGAGATGATAAAATAATTAAAAAAGCTAAAAGAGCAGAAGTTTTATATCATGCTCAACGGGGTATAGCTGAACTTAATTATGATACTTTAGGCAATATTAAAAGTCAGGAAATAGAATTGCCACCATCTTTATCAATGGCATTGCCACACGACTACGTAAAAATGGTTGAAGTAAGTTTTGTTGATGATACAGGCTTACACCAAATAATAAAGCCAGCTAGATTAACAGATGAACCTTTTGCTATTTTACAAGATAGTAATTATAATTATTTAACTGATAATGAAGGTTTTCCTTTATATGCTTCAACATCTGAATCAAGAAGAAGATTTAAAGAAAGCACTGAACCTGATATACAAGACGATGCTAATACAGACTTTTTGGAAGAAGGTTATGGTTATAATGTTGATTATGGAAGAAGATACGGCTTAGATCCGCAACATGCAACACGAAACGGTTTTTATACAATAAATGAATTAAACGGCACTATAAATTTTACTAGTAGCTTAAAAGAAAAGTTTATAGTTTTAAAATATATATCAGATGGATTACACGCTGATGATGATATGAAGGTACATAAATTTGCAGAAGAAGCATTATATAAATGTATAATGTATGGCTTAGCTGCTGCTAAATCAAATATACCCGAATATCAAGTAAATAGAATTAAAAAAGAAAGAAGAGCCGCTATACGAAATGCAAAACTTAGATTAGCACAACTTAGTCCTGAAGAAATTATTCAAACGCTTAGAGGTAAATCTAAACAAATCAAACACTAATTCATGGCAGAACTAAAGCATACTTTTGTATCCGGAAGGATGGATAAAGACCGAGACGAAAGATTAGTAGAAAATGGCTCGTACCGAGATGCTTTAAATATTCAAGTATCTTCATCAGAAGGTTCTGATGTAGGTGCTGTTGAAAATTTATTAGGAAATAAAAAAATATCAGATTTAAATTTAAAAAATGCTGTTGTATTAGGTAGTATTGCATATACTTTAAAAGATAAAATATACTGGATTGTAACTTCTGATAATATAGATGGTATATATGAATATGATGAAAAACAAAATATTGTATTACCAATTATAATAGATACAAAAGTAGTTGGAAATACAACTTTAAAAGGAGTTACTGTAGAAGCTAATAATGAAAATGAATTAACTTTAGATGATGTTAATGCAGATGAATTAAAAGCATTATGTGGTAATGTTCCTTTAAATAATAATGATGAAGTTTTAATAAATAATAATTTAAGCTTATCATCTTCAAATCCTTTTATAAAAGTAACTATACCAAAAAATACAACACTTAGAAAAGAAGAGAATAAATTTGTATTTAAGAATATAGAATATAACGGCCAAGACTTAGGCAACGTTACTTTACCATTTACATATACTTCAGATGGTATACTAAATTTTTCAAAAAATAATCTTATAACAGGCATCAATATAATTGATGATTTACTTTTTTGGACAGACAATTTAAACTCTCCTAGAAAAATAAATATTGCAAATTTTAAAAAGTTTAGTAATAAAATTTTTAATGCTCAAACAAAAGTTACTTTTTCAGAAAAAGATTCTAATGGTAATATAATAAAAAAAGAAAGAGAATTTACAGAAGAAGATTTATCGGTTGCAAAAAAAGCACCCATGTATGCCCCTACATTAGCTTTATCAGAAACGTTAATTGATGGTGTTTCTGAAATAAATGAACCTGCATTAAGTTTTGCTTTAAATGGACAGCCATTAGATATAGGGGACGATATAACTATTCCAGTTACTTCAGAAATACCATGGGAACTAAATGCTGAAGTTACTATTGAAGAAAATAATAATCCTGATAATACAAAAGAGGATTTAGATGTAGTTGCATTTGTTAAATCAAAAACTACTAATTCAATAACATTAACTTTAAAATCTAAAAACATAATATTTGAAACATCTCGTAATTATGATGTAACAATAACATTACTTGAAAGTAAACCTATATATGAATTAACTTTTGTTAGATTTTCTTATAGATGGAAATATAGAGATGGCGAGTATTCTACAATAGCGCCTTTTTCTGAAGTTGCTTTTATTCCTAATGATGGGTTTGAATATGATGGTAAAAAAGGATTTAATACAGCAATGGAAAATAATTTAAGAAAAATTATTTTATCTGATTTTGATTTAGGAACTGATAATGTTGAAGAAATTGAAATATTATTTAAAGAAACAAGAAATCAAAACGTATATACACTTAAATCCGAAAAGAAAATAGATTTTGCAGGTACGTATGAAATAACAAAAAAACAAATACATTCTGTATTACCGAACGACCAATTATTAAGAGCTTGGGATAACGTGCCTAAAAAAGCTAAAGCACAAGAAATAACAGCTAATAGAATTATATATGGTAATTATACACAAAATTATGATATATATAATGAGCCTACATTTGATATAAAACTAAATCAAAGAAATGATAAATCAAAGCACTCTATAAAATCAGATAGAACTTATCAAATAGGTGTGGTATATATTGATGAATATAATAGACATTCACCTGTTATATCAAGTCAATCGGGATCTATAAAAGTAAATAAAGATAAATGTGCTAATGAAAGCGCGTTTAATATAGCTGTAACTAGTACACCACCGGCTTGGGCTAAATATTATAAATATTATGTTAAAGATATTTCAAAAGAATATTACAATTTAGCTGCTGATAGAATATATACAGATAAAGAAAATGGCTTTTCTTATATTGCTTTTCCATCTTCTGAAAGAAATAAAATAAATAATGAAACTTATTTAGTTCTTAAAAAAGAGCATGGAAGCAACGAACCTGTAATTGATATAAGAAACAGGTATAAAGTAATTGAAATATTTAATGAAGCACCTGATTTTGTAGCTTTTAGAAAAAATTTACAAACTACATTTCAAGATATTAAATTTGATGAAGCTTTAGGCGACGGAACTACTGATGATGGTGGTACTATTACCGGCGCTACAGAAGGAAAAACACCTGTAAAAGATAATTTAAAAATATTAATAGAAAAATTAGACAATAATAGCGCAGGCATTTCAGATGAAGCTAAAGCATTTTTAAAGCCAGGTAACTATATAAAATTTACGGTAGATATTGATAAAACTCAGTTTTATGAAATAGCTTCAGTTAGATTTAAAACAAATTCTCCTGGTAATTTAACTACAGGTGAAATAGTATTTAAAACTTCTTTTACAGATGACGTAAATGCTTTATATGATACTGACTCTAATAAAACACTTAAGTCTAATATTGGCATGGAAGTGTATAAAACAGAGGGCAGTAAAGGTGATAAAGAATTTGATGGAAAGTTTTTTGTTAAAGTTGAAGATAATGAATTATTAAAAGATAATAGCAAGCAATTAGTTGGTGGCAAAAATTATGCTGTTAAAGAAGTATTAGAATTAGACGGTTCTCCTGGTATTAGAAAAGGATTAAGATTTAGAAATAAAGCATTAGATAGTCCAAAAGAACCAATATTTATAACGCAGCCTAGTAAAAATTTTGATGCTACTAAATATGCGTTTGATATAGAAGAAACGTCTAATACGCAAAGCAATGAATTTATAGATTTATTTAAAACAGGAGCTATAGTTAAAATTAATGATATTGATACTCCTGTAAAATTACTTGTTGGTAATGAAAGATTATTAGATAATGTAAAACCAACTAATAAAAGAAAAGGTAATATAACTCAAAAATCTATAGGCTTTAGAACTTTAGACGATAATAAATACACTATAGCAAGCTTTTTAATCCCTGCACCCGGAGACAAAGAAAAAACCTTAACAATAAGTTTTTTAAAAGAAATTAATGATAATGAAGTTTTATCTCCTTCTAATCCTGCTATATTTGAAACTGAGCCTATTGAAAATATTACTGATTTAGATTTATATTATGAAACTGAAAAAGCATTTGATATAGCTGATCATGGCAACGCTAAAACTTTAAAATGGTTTAATTGTTTTAGTTTTGGTAATGGTGTTGAATCTAATAGAATACGAGATGATTTTAACGCACCATTTATAGATGTTGGTGTAAAAGCCTCTTCTGTAATATCTGAGCAATTTAAAGAAGAGCATAGGTTTAATGGATTAATTTGGTCTGGTATTATTAATTCAAGAAGCGGAATAAATAGGTCAAATGAATTTAATGTAGCAAATCCAATAACAAAAGATTTATTACCTTCTTATGGCAGTGTGCAAAAATTACATGCATGGGACGACAGTATAGTTATATTATGTGAAGATAAAATTATAAGAGCTCTTGCTGATAAAGATATATTGTTTAATGCTGATGGCAATCCAAATGTTGTTGCAACAAATAAAGTTATTGGTGCAACACAACCATATAATGGAGAATATGGCATATCACAAAACCCAGAATCTTTTGCATCTTATGGTTTTAGATGTTATTTTGCAGATAAAACTAGAGGTGCTGTATTAAGACTTTCAAAAGATGGATTAACGCCTATTAATAAAATATTAATGGCCGACTTTTTTAATGATAGATTTTTTGATACGGGTTGTTTTAACTCAACTGTTGACAATAGTTATTTTATAGGCTCATATGATGATTATAACAGTTTATATAATTTATCGTTTATAGGTAGAGATACAGTATGTTTTGACGAAGCTGCAAACGGTTGGCCAACTAGAAAATCATTTATTCCACAATTTGGTATATCACTTAATAATAGATATTATACGTATAATATAGGTGAATTATGGTTACATGATAGCGATACCGTCCCATATAATAATTTTTATAGCCAGCAATATAATTCTAAAATTATACTTGAAATAAATGATGATCCTTCAGTAATTAAAAGTTATAAAACTTTAGGTTATGAAGGTACTACAGGCTGGACAGCTAATATAGTAACAGATCAACAAAAATCAAGCACTATAACTTTTAAAGAAAAAGAAAATAAATATTTTGCTTTTGTAAATGGTGAAGCAAAAGATGTAGATAATATAGACCCTAAAAACTTTAATTTTCAAGGTATTGGTAATGCAACATCTATATCTTCTGTATCTGCTATATCAAATACAACACTTACTTTTGAATTATCACCTATTAAAACAGATAAATATAATTCTAATAGAATATCTGTAACGGGTGCACCTGGATCTAAATTAAATGATACAGTTGAATTAAAAGTTTTTGCTAAAAGTGGTTATTCTTTAAATGCTAATAATTTTAATTTAAAAAATGTCGTAGCTACACAAGACGGTGATAATGTAAAGTTAGTATATACGCATGGTATAAAAACACAGCCTACTAGAAATACGTCTAAATTAATTGAACTTTGTAAAATTGATTTTGCTGCTAAAAAAGATATTACAATATCTGGTAATTATACGGTAAATTTAACTAATGTAACATCAACAGTAAATAATGGTTCTTATTCTTTTTCAAGTAATGAAAAGGTAATAAAAACTATTGTAACTAGAGTTATAACGCCTGATGACGGATGGCAAATTGTTCCTGCTTATATTAGCGTAAATAATCCTTTAATTAGATTAACTAAATCTAAAAATTCTGACGGTAGTATAACATTAACTGAAAAAATATCTATACCAAGCACAACTACTGTTGCTAATTATGAAATAAGCGCTTTTGCAGTTGAAAAACCTATACAAAAGAAATCAATTTCTTCAATATCAATTGATAAATCTAACATAACTGCAAAAAACTTTGATAGAATTTTATCAGTATATGGTGATCCTGGCGCAACATTTAGCTATAAACTATCAGATACATCTGCTGAAATTGAAAGCGAAAGAAATATTGAAATACCTCCAACCGGTCTTTATGAAAAAGATATTGAATTTCCTTTAGCTGACACATCAGAAACTTTTAATATAAATATATTACCTGGTAATAAAACAGAATTAGCACCTGCAATAAGTACAGGGTCTACAGCAATTGTAAGACCTGAAGTAGTTACAAAAACGGTTACACTATTTTCACAGTTTGGTTCAACTGTAAGTAATAAAGTTAAAGCACAAGCTTTTTTAAATTCTAATGTTGCAAATTCTTTCACACAAGTAATTACTTTACCTACAGCAACATATACAGTTTTAAGACAACCAACACTTAGTGATTTTATATTTGATAATACTTTAGATTCAACTGTATTATCTAATTTAAAAATGGTATTTAATCAAGGTAATCATACTATAACGCTAACAGGAGATATTGCCATTGATGATATAACTACAGATAATAAAATTGTTTTAATACTTGATAAAATAATAAATAATCAAGTTATTTTAACAATAGAATATAATAATACTATTTTAGGTGGTGCAGCCACAACAAATTATACAGACTCAGCCAACTTTACAATAACAGGTGCTGCTGGTTTATTAGCGCCAGCATTAAAGGAATATTTATTTACTTTAACACCTTCATCGGGTTTTGAATTTATACCAACTATAAATGGAGCAGATTTTGAAATAACAGATGGAAGTAATATTGTAACATCAACATATGCTTTAAATGATAAAATAAAAGTTGTTTTAGATAATAATTTATTAAAAGTTGGTTTCTTATCTAAAGATTTTAATTTACCTGCTGCTAATAAAACAATAAGTGTTAGACCTAAAAAACAAATAGCACAATCAATAAATATAGTACCAAATTATAGCATACTATATGAATTTACAGATCCAAGTGATGAAAAATTTACTACATCTAAATTACAAGGTACCTTAACTAATAGTGCTAATCAAAACTTTTTATTTCAAAAAACTTTTGTATTAGATAGAAACGATATAAACTGTTATCAATATATATTTACTACAGCAGGCCATGTTATTAATTTAAAAGATGCTGAGCTTAGTGCTGCAACCGCTGGTACATATACTGATATTAATGGTAATAGTGTAACTGTTGCAGGACAAATTGAATTAAACGATGCAAGAACCGAATTAACTGTAAATACTTTAGCAAATATAAATTCTGTACCTGCTAAACAATTAGGTAAAATAGAAGTTGATTTAAAAACACAATATTTTGGTACAGGATATTTTGGTCAATATGGTATAGGTTTAATAAAAGGTGGATGCGATGCTACAGGAAGAGCAAAAAGCGGCCAGTTATTTCCAATAGACCCACTTAGAAAAACACCAGCTGTTGGAGATTATGTAACAGATAGACTTGGCTTTCAAAGATTTTCAACACCATCTCATCTTTTAGAAAATACGTATAAAGTTGACGGAACTAATTTAGTTATAACATTAGTTAGTAATAGTACAGATCGTAGAAGAGGTATAGAAAGAATTAAAAGTATTGAAACATGCGCTCCCCCTAAGGATGTAACATTTAATATGAATGATATAGTAAAAACATTTGGCGATCCTAATTTTGCTTTAAATATCACATCAAATAGCACTGCAGCAGTTTCAATTAGTATAGCTAATTCATCTATAGCTACGATTTCTGGAAATATAGTTACAATAGTTGGTGCTGGAGATACTATAATAACCGCTTCAACATCCGAAGTGGCTGGTAAATTTAATGCTGGATTACAAACAGCAAAATTAAAAGTTAGAAAAGCGGATCCTATTTTAACAATAACAGATCAAAATAAATTTGAAGATGATCCTAATTTTACAATAACAACATCTTAAATAAAATGGCAATAATATCATCAAATAGTACCGGATCTTTCACGTTTAAATCACTAAATAATAATATTGTTTCTGTAACAGGAAATACAGTAAATATTAATGGTGTAGGAACAGGTGAAATAGAAATTACTCAAGCTGCTACTTCAAATTTTAATGAAGCAAAAGCTATATTAAAAGTATTTGTTGAAAAAGCTAAAGTTGTAATTTTAGATACAGATGGAGATGGAGTTCTTGATCCTGATGATTTTGTTATTGATGATAATAGAATATTTAGCCCATCACAATTTAGGTTTGATACAGATTCATGGGGAACGGTAATGTTTAAAGCGAGATCAAATGGCCAATTGGATGAATTCTATGGTAATGTAGGATCAGGGTACATAACACCTGAATTAGATGCTTCACCTATAGGCTGGGATGCTAGTATCACATGGATAATACGAACTGACGCAAGTTATATTACACCCACATTAACAACAGGAAATGTTGTTGAACTTGAAAGAGGAAGTGATGGTATTAAAAATGTTGTTGTAAAAGGTACAAAAGCTCCTTTTAATGTAGCTGAAAATAATACAGGAAGCGATAGAGTTGCTGATGTTTATATAGATTATTATTATAAAGGTAAATTTTTAATAACCGCTAAAGAAAAAATAAAACAATCTGGAATAAAAATTATAAGTTCGCTACCAGATGGTTCAAGCTTACCATTAGGACCTGCTGATGACGTAGAATCAAGCTGTAGCAATATGATTGAGCCTATATTAGGAAATCAATCGTTTCCATATAAAATTGAGGTTCCTCTTGGAACAGCTACCGGGCCGGCAGAATTTTTTGCAAATCCTAAATCAGTTCCAGATAGATTTGTTTTAGTTCATGGTAATGAAGTTAAAATTGACACTGGATATATTTCAACCGCTGGAGCAGGGACTTTACAAAATCCGTTAAATAATGCTTTAAACGCTAAAGGGTTACCTAGTGTTAGTGTAGCATCTACAACTACATACGGTACAGGAATTGAACAATTTTTTCATTCTTGGACTAAAACTAGCTCAGAAGAAACAGCATATATATACGTTTATGCTCCATTAAGTAATACTGCCTGGAAAACAGGAGTTTCTTGTCCTAATGGAAATTTAAATCAAATAAGAACAATAGAAACATTATTAGGAAGTTAATTATGGCAGATATAACGATAACATTTGGAAATACAATAAATCAATCTTTACAAATAGGCGATATAGTTTATTTTGAAAAAGATGGTGATATAGCAGAATTAGGCGAATGCAAAAGCATTGCATCAGATAGATTATCATTAGTAGCTGATATACCAGATACAAACATAAGGCCCACTAGTAATAGCTTCTTTATGTTTGCTAAAAATAACGTAATAAATACTAGTGGATTACTTGGTTATCATGCCACTGTAACTTTAGAAAACACATCAACAGACACATCAGAATTATTTGCTGTTAATTCTGAAGTAAATGTAAGTAGCAATTAAAATATAAAAATATGTTAGGCCCATCAGTTTTTGATATAAATAATAATAGAAAACCTGTTCAACCAATTGAACTACAAAACGTTGACGTTCTCGGTACAAGAAAAGGTTTAAATATAGCTTCCGGCTACCAATTGCCTGGAAATTTTGACCCTACAAAAATAACAACCCCTGATTTTAGCGGGTTAACTGCTCCGACTATTGCAAAGGCTGGAGAAAAAGCAGCAAGTGGCTTAGCTAATTCATTAGGGGGTATAGCTGGTAATGATCCAGGTGCATTTGGCCAAGTTGCTCAAGGCCTTGCAGGTATTGCTGGTGGTTTAATAGGCGGTGGTGCAAGAAGAAGAGAACAAAGAGAAGCAAGAAGAGAATTAGCTGAACAAAGAGAAGCGTACGAACAATTTCAGTTTCAAGATCCTACAGCTAATATGACTAATCCTTTTGAAGATTTAACAGTAAATCAACAGCAAGCGCAATTTCAAGCGCAACAAAACCAACAAGCTTTAGCTGGTACGTTATCTGGTTTACAAGGTGCAGCAGGTGGATCTGGTATTGGTGCATTAGCACAAGCAATAGCACAACAACAACAACAAGGTATGCAACAAGCAGCTGCTAGTATAGGCATGCAAGAATCAAGAAACCAAATGTTAAGAGCAAGAGGACAACAAGCATTAGAAATGGCTAGATCAAGAGGTGCACAATATGTACAAGACCGTGAGTTTGGAAGAACTGAAGATTTATTTAGTATTGCAGCTTCAAGAAAAGTTGCAGCAGATGAAGCACGAAGACAAGCTACACAAAATTTAGTTGGTGGTATTGGTAATTTAGCTGTAGGTGGTGTAAGAGCCGCTATTTCAGGCGGTATTTTATAAAACATTAATATATTATGGCATTAGATACAAGATTAATTGGTAAAGCGCTAGGATTAGCAGATCCTATAGATATTGGAAGAGCGCTAGAACCGGCAATTCAAAAAGGCGAAAGAAGATTTGCAGAAGAAAGAGCCAGGCAAGAAAGACAACAAGCTCGTGATCGTCAAGATCAAATACGCCAAGAAGAAAATACAGCTAAAGCTATAAGCTTATTACAAAATATAAATGAATCAGGTGTAGCTCCTAATCTTCGTGAATATGTAATGAAAAATGCATTAAATATACGTAATGAAGCTCTTGAAAAAATAAAACAAGCTAAAACCCCTGCAGAAAAAGTTGCTGCTACAATGGCTGCTAATGAAAAAATTGGTAGCCTTGCTGCTCAATCTAATGATTTTAATAATTACTTAAAAAACTTTGCAGACTTACAACCAGATGATATAAGTAAATTAAATAAAGAAGGCATAGGTGCACAGGTAACTAGTATATTAAACGGTAATTTTAAGATTACAAATGATGGTAAATTTGATTTTGGTAATGGAAAAATTGCAGATTTTAATCAAGTTGTTAATACTAATTATATAAATAAAAGATCTAATAAATATTTAGAGCTTTTAAAAATTGCAGATAATACAGCTTCAAAATTTGGTTTAGAAGGTGTAAGCAGTGAATTTTTTAGAGATAAATTACAAGGACAATTAAGTACAGTTGAAATGTCTGATTTAGATTTAATGAGTGTAGCTATAGATCATTTTGGTATAGAAAAATTTGGCAATAAAGCTAATCTTGT